CAAGGATCCGAATTACTTCCCACTGAGAACTGTTAGTGATGTACTCAGCACAGATCCTAATAACATTGATATCAGAGAGAAGATTAAGAATCCTTCTTTCTCAAAGCCATTAACACCTGGTGCCAGAAACGCTATTGTCATTGAGGATATCTTCAGTGTTGTTGCTGCACACTGCAATGACATGAATCTGTACAATGCTTATGCAGTTCCAATTTCTGACTTTATGAAGGTCTACAATGGCAAGGTCGAATATGAGAATGGCAATACCGGCACTGTAAAGCAGGCTCTAAGAGGAGCTTATTCCGGCAAGGCCCTAACATACATCGAGCATTTCATAGATGATATTAATGGCAACTCGATGCGAAGAAATGGTGGCCTTGAGGATGTAATGGATGCTGCACTCGGAAGAGCTAAGACAGCTGCGGTGTTTGCTAACATCAGAGTAGCACTCCAGCAGCCAACAGCTATTGTCAGAGCTTTGGCAGTCATGGAAACCAAATACTTTGTCGGTATCAGACCTTCAATGAAAGCTACACAGGAGATGATTGAACATTGTCCTATAGCAAGATGGAAGAACTGGGGATACTACGATACACACTTTGGAAGAGATATCGAGGATGTAATGCTCAACAAGCATAATGCATCCGAAGTCCTGATGTCTGCTATATATGGAAAGCTTGATGATATGACATGGGGCATGATATGGCAGGCTGTCAAGAAAGAGGTCAAGGCTAAGAATCCTAATGTTGAGGAAGGATCTCAGGAGTTCTGGGATCTCTGCAACGATCGAGCTTCAGAAGTCTTTGATAAGACTCAGGTAGTAGATTCGCCGATGCACCGATCTGATGCGATGAGAAGCAAGGATAGTCTAATCAAGCAGATGACTTCATTCCAGTCAGAGCCTACACTGTCATTCAATGTACTGAGAGCAGGTATCGTAAATGCATATGATGCGCTCAAGGACGGAGATAAGTCTAAGGCTACAAGACTCCTCTCAAGAGTGATAAAGGTTTGGTTCGGTCAGGCTGCTGCCGTAGGAGCTGCTGCTGCTATCGCTGATGCTATCAGAGGCAAGGATGCAGATTCGCTGCTTGAGGATCTTATAGATCAGATCAGAGGCGAAGCTGATGACGATGATGAAGACAAGGGATTCGCTGACAGATGGTTCGAGAACTTCCTGGCTAACTTCATGGATGGACTCAATCCGATCAATAATGTTTATCTGGTAAAGGATATTGTTCCACCTATCATCAATGCGCTTGAAGGAGAGTATGTATACGGCACACAGAATCTGATGTTCCAGTGGGTAGACACTCTTACTTCAGGTATCACTCAGTTCAAGAAGAAGCTTGAGAAGGGGGATGATTATGACAAGTCTTGGTATGATGTTATGACCAACGTACTTGGTGGTATCGGATATCTTACCGGTGTACCGTTCAAGACTATGATGCGAGATGTCAAGAGCATTGCAGATATCGTTAACAGAGTCTTTGGTATCCAGCTCGATATCTTTGCAGCAGATGGAACAGACGAAGTTCAGAAGAGAAGCTTGCAGCTTGCCGGAGTTAAAGATGGAACACCTGTGGATAATCTGCTTAATCACTTTGGCCTTAATCTCACAGCAAGGGAAGAGCGTGATCGAGCAGAGGCTAAAGCAGCTGAAGCCAGAAATGCTGAAGCCGAGAAAATCAGAGGGAAAGTGGAAGGCCTCTCAGGATCCGAGAGAGATAAGAAGATATGGAGTGCTGTATCTACTTATGCTAAGAAGGAGAATGGTGACAGGTCCTACTCAGATATCATCGAGTCAGGTGATTATGAGGAGATCTATAAGCTCAGACGCATGTATGAATCTGCCGGTGGAGATGTAGAATACTTCAATCAGAGAGTAATGGATGCATCCAGGAAGGCTCTGAAAAAATCAATTATTTACAATCCTACTAATGAGCAGGTCGAGGCTCAGGATAAAATAAGGAATTATCTGCTTGAGCATGGCATGACCGATGAAGGCATCTCAGAGATTGCTTACAAGTCAGACACTGCGAGAGAGCTGAAGGTCGCATTTAGACTTAATGATAAGGCTGCAATGCTGGAAGAACTCAAGCCTCTTGTTTATGCCGGCCTTACATATGAGGATCTTGAGAGACTTTGGGAAAACAGGAACAGAGTCAATCTGAAAACATACAAGGCTAATGGCGGTAAATATGCTGACAGGCTGAAGAGTACCGGATCATATAACTGGCCTATCAATGGACAGATCACATCGAATTTCGGACACAGATCTACTCCTGGTGGAATAGGATCTACTAATCATCAGGGATTAGATATTGCCGGCAACATGGGTGATCCTGTTGGTGCTGCAGATGGTGGAACAGTAGTCTATGTCGGATGGTATGGTGGAGCAGGTAAGACCGTCATGATTGAGCATGATGATGGCACTGTCACTCAGTACAGCCATCTGAGCTGGTATGATGCAAAGGTAGGAGACTCCGTTGCTCAGGGTCAGACCATCGGTAATGTAGGATCAACCGGTAACAGCACCGGTCCGCACCTGCATTTCGGTGTTAAGGTCAATGGCTCCTATGTGGATCCGCTTACAAAACTCGGCTAAGGTTGTAGGCGATATCCTGATGCATGAGGTCTATAATAAAGATGTCCATTGGAGTGAGATTTTCCATAATAATCCAATACATTAAGAAATAACTTGACGAAGTATCGCAGGCTTTCCGAGTGAGCCTGCGGTATTTCGTTATGTAGTAGTTAAATAGTCGTTAATGTTTCACGTGAAACAGTTTAACACTTTGAAATTTCAACATAAAAAAATAACCCGGAGGTCGAGGGTTCAAGTCCCTCCCCCGCAACCAAAATAAAGGCCTTGAGGGCTCCAATCCGTTGAAATCTCAAGGTCTTTTCAGCTATTCGGTATTTCCGAACAGTTCCGTTTAGTTCTCTTTGGTTCGTATTACTTCTCTGCAAAAGTAGTTAAAAAGTAGTTAATTCACAGCTTTAACTTCTCAATCGCACTCTTCTTAGTCTCCTTCTGAATGAGAGCATAATGTGCTGCAGTTACTTCCAGTGACTTGTGGCCCATCAGCTTAGATGTGACTTCCAGTGGGACACCTGCCTTGCAAAGATTAGTGCAAAAGGTAGCTCGATACACATGGAAATTCCTGTACTCTATCTTGTGATCCTCATAGAATCTCTGGAAGGATCTGCGTAGATCATGTACATCGTATAAGTTCCCGGTCTTGGTAGTGAACACAAACTCCGTCTTATACTTGTTCTGCTTCATGTCCTGCTCATGCCATTCCTTGTGATGGTTATAGGCCATGATTAAAACAGGGTGCATAGGGATATCTCTCTTGGAGTTATACTTTGGTGGTTTTAAAGAACCAAGATTATACTGCCTGGTGACATGTATCGTATCATCGTACACATCGCCATATTTGAGGCCTAGGCACTCACCAATTCTCATTCCTGAGTAAGACATCAATTTGATTAAAAAGTCTCCTCTGAAGTCGAAATATTGGCTCACAAGGTAGTGAAGTGTATCATCATCCCAGATAACTATCTCATCATGCTTCTTGGTATCTTCCTTCTCCGGCAGCTCTACACCAACAAGAACATTACTTGCGTAGTCATTGAGGACCATCCACTTGTATAGGGCTGACATGAATTTGTTGATCCGCTTCAGGGTAGACTTGCTAACAGTCTTCTCGTTGTAGAACTTCTGGATCGTGGCAGCCTTTATATCCTGGACACGCATATCATCCAGCCAGGATCCTCTGATGTGTTTGTTGTACGCTCCTTCATATAGCTGCTTGGTTCCATCCGAATACTTATTGGAGACTTTCAGAACATTGTTGATATATTCGTTCGCACGATAATTGAAGGTAGCAATGTCTTTGAACTGCTCTCCTTCATACTTGATCCGTGCCTGTTCCTGCAGGTACTCGTTGTACTGCTTCTCAGCATCACCTTTGGATGTGCCATAGAACTGCTTCTTAACAGGCTCCTTCTTACCATTGACCATCTTGTGACCGATGGTGCGTGTGATCCTGAAATATTTATGACCGTTGATCTCTGTGTTCGTCTTTGTTGCCATTGCTCAGACCATTATCCTTCATGAATTTATCCATGTTCTTCTGGATCTGCTTATACTCCATGCGACTGCGTATCACTCTCATGATCAGTCTGATCACGATGAGAATACCGAGAAGCACAGCAAATATAGTTTCTGTATTCATTTCTCATACCTCTTAGAGGCCAGCAGATCAGCAGCGTATTCTGCAAGCTTCTTCATGCCTTCATCATTTAGTGTATTGTGTGCCTCTATCAGCACCTGCCAATTATCTCCGAACACCATTATGTCCGGTTTCGGCAATTCAAATCCCATGAGCCATAGTGCATTGACTCCGAGGACCTCTGCCATCTTTGCGCTGCTTATATTGGAAGGTGCGTGTGATCCGTTCAGGTACTGGCTGATAGATGCCTTGCTGACACCTGACTTCTTAGCCAGCTCTGTAGCGGTTATTCCTTTTCTGTCGAGTGCGTCCTGCAATCTCCTTGCTGTCTCTATATTCTTCATGGCCAGTCTCCTTTCACTACAATTATTATAATACAACAGTTTGATGTGTTTAAACAAAAAGTTAAATAAATTTTAACAAAAGCATTGACTGCGGAGTTAAACGGTGTTAAACTTCTATTGTCAGTTAATGATATGCGGAAGGAGTAAAAGCATGACAGAGTACAAGGTAGTATGCAGTAGGGATGAGCATCACAATTATAACCACATGGACTATCACTACGAGGTAACAACGCCACAGTATGGGTGTTACAGGCACAACCAGATATACAGACTGAAAGCACAGGCAGAAGAAAAGCTGGCAGAAGCTATCGAAGAGTGCGCAAAGTTTGACGCAAAGCATGACAATGATGGTAGGGACAACATCAGAACCAAACAGTACAACTTCCGTATCATGACCAGAGAGGTCAGTGAGTGGGTACGGTGTTAAACTCTAATTGTCGTTTGACGGTGTGTGTGAAAGGAGTTAATCATGATAAGAATCGAGTATTTAGTACCAACTGCTAATGGAAATAAAGCAAATCACGTGATGTTTGCAGATGACATTGACGAGGCTGATGATATCTGCAATCTCTGTGACAAATTTGGATACGATATTGTAGATGTAAGCAACTATATCGAAGAAGCATAAAGCAGAGTGACAGGCCAGAAGGCCTGGTAATGCTACCGAAGGCGGTCACAAGTCCGCATAGCATAATACTTATGAAAGGAGAATAGAATGAACTTCAAGTATCAGAAGCTAAGAGGCAGGATCGTTGAGAAGTTTGGCTCAATAGGCGCATTCGCTGATGCAGTCGGCATATCTAGGACACAGATGTCTAAGAAGCTCCAGGGCAAGGCCGGGATATCTCAGAAGGAGATCATCCAGTGGTCGGAGATCCTGGACATTGAACAGGCCGATTACAGCGATTTTTATTTTGCCTAAAGAGTTAAACATCGTTTAACAGGCAAAGGAGAAGGAATCATGTGGTACATGAAAGACTACGATCTCCCAGGGCCGGGTGATTACGATCCACCTGAATACGAAGACGAGGATGATGATGACTTTGGCCCTTGGGAAGACAGATCCCCAGGATGGGATGAAAGTGAGGATTGGTAAATGGATAAGAAAACTTTTTCCGCAGGTGAGACTTCACTGAGGATCGGCATCAGCAAGTCAAAGACACTTGAGATGCTGAGCAAGGGAGAGATACCTGCAATCAGGATCGGACGCAATTGGCTTGTGCCGGAGAAGGCACTGGATGAATGGCTCAATGACAGAGCATTTGAAGAAGCAGCAGAAAGGAGAAAATGCAATGGGTAGACATGACAAGAAAACAGTTAAGTTCTCATGGGAGCCTATGCCGGATGATTTCTATAAGGCAAGGATCAACACTCTTGAGAAAGAGAATGCGAGACTGCATGAGAAGGTGGCAGAACTTGAGGCAGTGATCACAGAGATGGAGCATGCAGCTGATCTTGATAAGAAGGATAATAACGGACTCATTCTTGAGTACGGAGAGACTATCGAGGAGCAGGGAATGCTCATCGCAGATCTGAAGGAAGCCATAGTAAGAGCAGCACTGAGAGAGGTAGAGGAATGAGCCGTGTAAGAGAAGTGACACCAAAGGTGTTCGATGTACTGAAGAAGTACCCGGAAACAAGAAGTAATGACAAGGAGCTGATCCTGATCGTGTATCAGAAGTATTACGGCATCACTCCACTGTCATCATTCACAGCAGTTATGAAGCGCAAGGACCTTCCAAGCTTCGAGTCTATCAGAAGAGCAAGACAGAGGATCCAGGAATACTATCCTGATTTCAGAGCTAAGGAACCGGTAGAGTCAATGCGCATTGCAGAACAGGAAGACTACATAGCATACAGCAGAGAGGAGTTAGCGGTATGAAGTACAAGATCATGTATATGCTCGGATGGATAGCAATAGGCCTGATGTTCGCAGCACTCGGACTCGGAATGGTGATGGCGGTAGCAGCAAGCTCACCGATGATGTAAAGGAGAACAATATGGCAGAACTTAACTTAGATACTTTCGGAGAGATCATGGATAAGTTTATCAATGATGCTCATATACAGCTTCTGATAGATATGCCGGAAGGAACCACAGAAGCAAGACTGAAGGATAACACCGGAATGGGAAGCGTGATGCAGTTCTACATCATTCTCAATGCAGTAGAAGCAATATATAAGGATATGCTTAATCAGATGGATATCAAGGACTCAGATGATGCTCTGCTTGATTCACTGCTGGATCTGCTCAAGCAGAGCATTAAGGGAAAGGAAGAAGATTAATGGCAAAATGCAAAGGCTGCGGAGCAGACATCATCTGGATCAAGATGGCAACCGGCAAGGCGATGCCGTGTGACCCTGAAAAGGTTCCGTATAAAAACACATTTCCTGCAGGAGAGCTGACGCTTATTACTCCGGAAGGAAAGATAGCAAAAGGTGAGCTTGATCTTAATTCAGAAACTTATGGATATGTATCTCACTTTGCAACATGTCCGGTAGCAAACAAATTCAGAAAGGAAAAGTAAATGGCAAGAAAAATAGCTGATACAAAAAAGCTGACTCACGAAGAATGGTTAGAACTCCGTAAGTCAAGCATCGGTGGGTCTGATTCAGCGGTGTGTGTGAATATGAATCAGTACTCATCCCTGATCACATTATATGCAGACAAGAAGGGCCTGTCAAAGGACAAGGAGACTTCTGAAGCAATGAGACTCGGAACAGATCTTGAGGCTTATGTAGCTGAGAGATTCACAGAGAAGACCGGCAAGAAGGTCAGGAATGACTTCTTCATGTACGCAGATGATGAGTATGACTTCATCACAGCTAACGTGGATAGAAGGATCGTAGGTGAGAATGCCGGCCTGGAGTGCAAGACGATGGGCAGCTTCAACGGATATAACCTTGAGGCAGACGAGATCCCAAGCCACTACTACTGTCAGTGTCAGCACTACATGATGGTAATGGGATTCGACAGGATGTACCTGGCTATACTCGTTCTTCAGAGAGGCCTGTATGTGATCACCATTGAGCGTGACGATGAATTCATTGCTGGCCTGAGAGCAGCTGAGGTTGAATTCTGGACGAAATATATTGAGACAAATACAATGCCTGCTCCTGATGGCAGCGATTCTGCGATGGATACACTCAAGGAGCTTTATCCGGAAGGACAGAAGGACACAGAGATCGCTATATGGGGTTTGGATCCGCTGGTCAAGGACTACAGAGCATTCAAGGCACTGGAGAAGGAATACCATGATAAGTCAGAAGAGCTGAAGGCAAGAATCTGCGCAAAGCTCGGTGATAACGAGGTAGGTGTTGGTGATGATTACGGATGTTCCTGGAAGAATCAGACCAAACCTAATGTGAGTCCTGCAAAGCTCAAAGCAAAATACCCGGCAATCTATAACGAACTTGTAGAAGTAAGCAAATTCAGAGTATTCCGCACAAGGAATCTTTCAAAGTAAAGGAGTAAAGATATGGCAGCTAATTCAGTAAAGGTAGGAGAGAAAGTAAACGTGCCTGCACAGAACCAGCAGGCTCCTCAGATGTCCATGAAGGACTGGATCAACAAGTCGCAGTATGCGATTTCAAAGGCACTCCCAAGTGCTATCACTCCGGAGAGATTTACGAGGATGGCTACAACGGCTGTGACCATGAATCCTGATCTCGGAGAAT